CGTGGTCCTAGTAGCGATGAGGACCTCGGGAAGTTGACGGTACACCTCGATATACGGTTTAAAACCGTTGTCTTGGTGTTTTTCGTCCTCGACCTGTTGCACTTGTCGCTACGCGAGATGGTTACCACAAGTTATGTCGAGCAACTGCTCGGCATTAATTTGTGATCTCAATGGACTGGTTCCCGTAAGGGAATTCTCTCCATGGTGCTGCTAAATATGGCAGCAATTCATATACAATCGGGATGACCCGAGTGAAAACTCGGGGACTTCCTCCGAGAGAAAGGGACGTATGTCCTATCTAACGGGGGGAGTTTCCCCCCATGATCGCATCGTGGCCTTGAAGGTGGTCCGCGTGGCTAATGCCGCGTGGATTGCCGAAGGCTACGACACGTCAGGGCGATACGCACTTGACGGCTGGGACGAGGACCTTGGCGAGTATATCGTCGAGGACCTCCATCTCGGCTCGTTTACGTGGGTGTCGGCTGTGTATGAGTCGCTGTCGCCACGCTTCCGCAAGGGAGTATGGCTTTAGCAGCTCTGCTGACATCAGGCTAGGCATCCTGCAACCCCAATTAAGGAGTTGACCTCTGAATAGAGGACAGGTGAAAAGGCTGATGTCTCTCTGGTCTTTAGTCGCGGAGGAATCCGCGGCTAGATGTTGCACTAGCGCCACCCGTGACATTAAGACCGTCACGGGTCGTGTCGAACATGAGGGGTTCTCGTTTTTAACGATTACCCTACCTGACTATGGAAAGGCCATCGAAAAATGGCTGGACCAGGGTCAGGTCGGCATCTACTCTTCGTTCCGCAAGGAACGAGGAGGAGGGCTCCCCCGCTTTTTGGGAGGTTTCCTCAACCGTGTGTTCGACCGGAGTAGTGGCTTGTTGCTCGACGAACCATGCGACGACGCCATTCGATCCTTACGTCAGTTAACACTGATGTTCGGAAAGATGGAGCTACCGTGCTCACCAGCACGGCAGGCTTCTGCGTTGCGTGGTTATATCGAGTGTGAGCAGGATGTCCGTCGCTCAGACTCTGGACTCTCTGACAGTGATGTCGAAGAGTTCAGGGCAATGTCTGAGCTGCTTTTTGGTCGAGTTTTCGAGAGAATGAACCGAGAGGTTTATTTCAATCGTCTCGTACCTAAGCACGGCCCAGGATCAACTGCTGATGGTCTCTCCAGTAATGGAAAGTATCAGATGCGAACCTGGACCGGTCGACTCGAGCACGCGAACTTGCGTGCCCATAGTTACCTTATTCCTAATTGGCGTTTTACGCACGTTTCGGATAAGGTGGACATCCTCGAACCCGGTAGAGAGCAACCTGTAAAGGTTGTTCTCGTTCCTAAGACACTCAAGACGCCCCGAGTAATTGCTATGGAGCCGGCCTGTATGCAGTATATGCAACAGGCTATCTCCCGCAGTTTTCTCGAGTCCTTCTATAGGGATAGACTCCTAAGAAGGTTGATCGGTTTTGATGACCAGATCCCTAATCAGGATTTGGCACGTCAAGGTTCGATTGATAACCGAACCGCTACGCTAGATCTTAGCGAAGCTTCCGATCGCGTCTCGAATGAGCTCGTCAGGACCATGTTGGCTCGGTGGCCTTTTTTGGCAGAGGCCGTCGATGCTACTAGGTCCCGTAGGGCTCACGTAAATGGCAAGACACTTCGTCTTGCTAAATACGCGTCTATGGGTTCAGCACTTTGTTTCCC